ACACCTGAGTCACCTACAGTAAAAGTAGCAGTATTTGAAGCTGCTGCCGCTGCAGATGTACAGTTAGTATACTTAATGTGAAGACGACCTTGTTCTGCCCATTTGATTTGGTCAGAGATAGAAGGCATCTCAGCACCTACAAGGCGAAGAAACGATGCAATGGTACGATTACCGTAACGCTCAAATTCTTTCTCGTAAGTATCAGGAAGATACTGGTTCAAGAAGTTAAAGTTGGTAATATAGTTTGTCGAAAGAGCCACTCTCTCTGCTGCCGGTTGCAGCGCGAATGTTGGCGTGTTTAATAATGGCATTTTTTTAAGAATTTAATGTTTTACAATCTTTTTGCACTCTTGATTTTTAGACTTTTCCCATGATCAGGAGTTAATTCCTTTACTTGGAATCCATCATTACCCTTAGTTGCCTCAGTGGCTCTACGCTCTGACATATTTATGTTTTTTGTCTTACGCATAAAGTCATCTGCTGCATCAGCCATGCCCTGCTCGTAAAAGTGCCTGGCAAACCTCTCAGGGTTCATAGCCACAGATAATGCTTTATGATACCCTTCTGCGTCTTTAATCATTCCACTGTCATCCAGGAACTTTCCAATAAAACTGGATGGATTAGAGTGGAGTCTTTTTAACTCAGAGGCATCACCTGGGTTGAAAACTACCTTCTTGTTATTGACATTGAACTCAAAACCTTTGAATCCTGAGCCAAACACCTCATTGGTTTTTTGTTCAAACCATTGACGCTTGCGGTTGTTTTCTTCCTCGTATGTCTTAGCCTGGCTAATATACTGACGATAAGCATCGATTTCCTCCTTCTCTTCCTGAGAGACACCAGCCGTACTTGACTCAAGGGGCATTTTATATTTCTCTTTCTGAGTAGTAAAGAATTTCTTTGCTTCATTTACAGCTTTCTTCCTTGCGACTTTAGCTTTTTTGATATAGCTTTCATCATCAAGGTCCTCATCGTATCTGTACTCATCCATCATCATGTCAACGTCATCTTCGTCGAGACCTTCTTGAGTTGATAACAGATACTCTTTTAAAAGCTGTTCTTCCGGCACGGACTCAAAGTCCTTATTCAACTTGAGAAAGTCCTCAAAGCCCCTGCCTGTTTCTTTTCTATATTTCATATAAGCAGCCACATCCTCCGGCATATCCTCTGCGCCTTTGCGCTCAGACATAAGCTCATCGAATGAGTTGATCTGCTTGTTGTATCTTTTTCCTATATATGAAAGAACGTCTTCCTCTCTTAGGTCAATCTCTTGCTGCGGCTCAGGGATATAACTATCCTGTGGCGCATCTTGAAATTGTTGTTCGTGCTTAGCTAAAAGCTCTTGTTCTACTTCCTGAACACTTTTCTGTTCACCGGTTTCGACTAATTTTACTGATTTGAATTCCATTTGAGTAGATTTATTTGGTGCAAAAATATAAAAAAAGAATTATATTCATATTATCTTGGGTTAAATTCTGCTAAATCAAAGCCATCTAAGCTATCTTCGTTGGACTCAAAGTTCACTGGAGGTAGGTTATTCTTTCTTTGGTTTATCAGTTTTGACTGCTGAGTGTTCTGAATGCTGATACGTTTGTTCTTCTCTTCCTCTTTGTTTTTCTCACGCTGAGCAAGTGTACCGTATTGCATCTCATGCAGCTTCACGCTATATTGGAACTCCTCTGCCATTAGTCTTGATTTGATACCTGCTTCGAATTCCATCTTCTTCATTGACAACTCTGCTTCTGTCTGTATCACTTGGGCTTTTGCCTGCGCCTCCAACTGTATCTTTTGTATTGCAGTTTGTGCTGCCATTTGCTGTGACTGCATTTGCTGCTGAGATACCATTGCTTGCTTTTGCATTTGCATTTGCTCCATCTTCTCGGCAGTCTTTATACGCTTGACCTTGAGTAGTTGGTTGGCAAGTTTTAAGTTTTTAAGCTCTCGAATATCAATAGCATCCTCAAGGTTAATGTCACCTTTCGATAAGGCCATGTTGATGTTCGCTTCGAGTTGTGCTTTTTGCTCTTCATCCGGAGCAACCTCAATGAATATACCAAAGTCATATAGATAAAGTTCCTTAATGTCATTGAGAATTGATACGTTGTACTTACCTATTCTTGTGGCAAAGTCCTCTTTGAAGTCAGCATACTCTAATATGTCACCTACGCGATAGGTGATGGCCTCAGCAAGGCTACGGTAGATAAACAGACCACTCTCAAGGATATGCCTTGTTGCTGTGTTTGAGTTGAGTGCCGCAAGCTTCTGCAATCCTACCAATGAGTTCGGGTCAGGCATTGAGCCATCTCTTGCCTCGTTAAGACCTGTTACGGTCCTAATCATATCCATATAGTGCTGGTAGTTGGCCAATAGCATCTGTGTCTTTGCCGCTCCTGAGTTTGACGTAAGCTGCGTAATTGGCACCCTTGCATTATTGAACTCACCATCCTGGGTGAAGCTACGCCCGATGACACTACCTGTTTGGAAGTATAGTCTCAATGCATCCTCAGGGTTATAGGCAGCGCCTGTACCAAGGTCAACCTCATTAAGACCGTCAGCGTCAATAAACACACCATCAGGTACAACTCGATTGATGACTTGTTGTAGCTTTAGATGGGTGATTTGGATGAGGTCAGCAAATGGTATCATCCTACGAACTAAGCTCTCAATAGCACCTTTGTACATCCTTGGGGCGCAAGCTACGAACATTGGCATAGCGTGTTGAGCGGATGACTTAGGGCGAACCATATTTTGAGCCATCTCCCACTTGAGTAGGTAGTTGGTCCCCATTACCATGATGCCTTCATACCATACGTCAATGGTCTTCTCTACTTTCTCAAAGTTGCCATCCTCCATCATCTCTGCCGGAGGATTGAAGCTATCGTCTTTGGGAATCATTTTTGTCCCACCGGTCTCTAATGACTTTCTTTTATAGACAATTTTTTTGGTTGTCTTATAATTAAAATACAGCAGAGTGCAAGTGTCACGAGAAAATAAACTATTTTCATAAAATCTGGCTACGTTATAATAGTCATACCAAGTTTGACTATACGTTGAGATTTGGTATAGGTCGTCCTTGGTAAGCTTTGGATTTATTTTGTAAAGTTCTGTGAGCGGCACTGTCTTGATTTCGCCCCAGTAGAACACATCTTTGAAGAATGGGTCCTCAGTATAGCTGAATACCATATTGGCAGGGTCAACGTAAGATACCTTTACGCCTTCACCAAGTAAGAACTCGTGCTTGGCTACTGCTATACCAAGTACAGTCATGTCATAGTCAAGGCGCTTTCTGATGTCATAGTAGTGGTTCTCATCAAAGATGGTGTTGATGGCAACCTCTTCAGCAATCTCAATTGCAGGTTTGTAATTGATTTGCATATACAATGATAGTTCTTCATCATTCTCAGGAAGCTGCTCAGGGTCCATCATAAATGGATTGGCACCTGTAAACTGTTGAATTTTCTCGAAGATTGGCTTGCCGACCATCTGCGTCTCTATCATCTCTTGATACTTATTGCGCTTTGCAAGCGACATAGCGTCCTGGGCGTATGCTTTAACTTTGAAGAGTCGGTCTGCCATACCGTTCACAACGATGTCAACGAACTTTGGAATGACAGGAACAGGTGTCCAGTCGATATTCAGATAGGAGAGGTCTCCATCGATAGCAAGCTCATTTTTATACTTCGCTACTGACTGCTCGCCCCTTGCATAGAGCCTCAGCCTATGGTAGTCTCTCCAACGGTTATAGTACCTGCAAGAGGTACCATCTTTTCTAAACCATTCGTATTGTATGGCTTGACCAACCTGAAGACCATAGCCCTCAGAGGCTTTCTCAGCATCTGTTGCCCATTGGTTAGGAAAGTCTGAGTACTGGATGTCTATTATTATATCTTTCATTTAAGCAATTGACTTGTTGTTCCGTCGTTTGAATATCTAGCAAAGTTAATAATAATTTTTGTTTTTTCTTTCTCAGGAATATAAAGGTGTTTTTGATTTGCCATTATTGCAAGGCCTGAGCTTATTGTTGCGTCAAATCTTGTCCTGTCATTTATGTCAAACTTTGCCCAATCCTCAAGTGTTCTGATGAAAGGCATACTGCCAATCACGTCAGGGTCTCTATATGCTCCTGTATAATCAAATCCGATATACTTCTCTATGTATGACTCAATCGCTGCTGCGTGAGACTGCTTGACATCCTCCGATGAGTTGGGGATGCCCCCTAGTTCACGCTCGGTTTTTGTAAGCTTAGTAAAGTTTTTATCCGGTCTGTTCATACAGAATCCTCTATATCCTCTGTTTTTAAAATGGTATAATAACCTTGGTTTGTTGTTCTCTATCAGCACCGGCATTCCGTAATAAATACAGGCCATCAGTACTTCTTCAAAAAATATCTCTGCTGTTTGTGGTCTTGCTACATATTCCAGGAAAAATTCATTTGTCGGTGCATCATCCATATGAAACTTCGTCATTCCGTGTAGTGATCCGCAGGACCCTCTTCCTCCTACTACCGCTGATATGTCGTATGGGTCACACCCGAATGACCCTAGGTGTTCATTGCCTGGGTACTTGATGCCATTCTTGACATACACATTGTTCGCATAATGCGCAGGTGGGAACCAGCTCAATAAAAATCTTCCACTTTTATTTGGGTTCCATACAACCTTACTGTCTTTTATTCCGTCTTTCCAAGAGAATGACCCACGCGTAACGTGCTGCTCTGTGATTAGCGAATCGTTAAAGTCAATCTGTTGGTATATCTTTGTCAGGTTAAATAGCGCCTGCTTGCTCTCATCTCTAAATGCGTGGGACTCTGTTCGAGGAAACTGTCGGTAGAACTCGTTAAGTGCATCAGCATCATTTTTCAGCGAGTCAACCTCATTCTCCCAATAGTCAATAGCACCGTTTGATATCTTGCCTCCATCAACCCCTGTAATTGCTTTCTCGGGCTTTTTAAACACTGGCATCCCATATCTATCGATGAAGCCTTCCATATTCCACTCCATTGGGATAAACAAGGCATATAGCCCACTTTTTGTCTGTCCGTTGGCGTTCCTTACTGTTACGTCAGAGTCATAGTATAGTGACTTGAAATTCTCACCACCTTTATTGAGTGCATTTGAGGTTGACCCCATCATGCACTTGCCTATGATTTTACTACCTAGGCGCAAGCAAGTTTTTGTTACACGCCAGTTGTTGAGGATATTATTTGGTTTGACCCACTTTCCACTCTCGTCATGCGCGAGGAATAATAGCTTCTCACCGTCATAAGAGTTCTCCTCAGTATTCTTCCAGTCTATAGTGGTATCGAGACCTAAGATGTCATTCTCGCCTATCTCGTGCATATTCTTCTTTGTTATCTTGGATGCCGGTACTCTGAACGCCAACTCTGTCTTTGGCTTGTCCATACCATCCATAATAGGCTTGAAGAAGAACGGCAGCTTATTGTTGATTGGAACCACCTTATCGGTAAACATCTTCTTAGCATCAGCACCGGTCTTTGACAGGATGCCAAGTCTTGCATCTCTTGCGAGTGTGCCTAGATTGACACATTCAGCTGATGTCATAAATGAGAACCCCGAGCGTCTTATCTTGAGGTATATCATCCCGAATGACCTTGGGTCTGCTTTGCAAGCCTCCCAAAAGAGGAATAGTATTCTATTCGCTTCACGGAAGTCAGGATAGCCTACGTCAATACTTGACCATTGCAGGTACATATAATGGGAGCCTGTTATGTAACAGGGCTTCCCATTATTGTAAAACCAAAAACCAAACTCCCTATGGTCAAACTGTTTCTCTATGTAGTCAACCCACTTGTTTTTAAACTCAGCAGGCTTCTCGTTCCAGTTGAATATAGAGGGGATTTTCTCAAGCTCCTTTGGCACTGGCTGTCGCTCCCAATACTGCTCTGATGACGTATCGCTTCTTTTGTAGCAATCGCTTGGTACCTGAGGCAGGGCGATGTGTAAGCCTGCAATGTTTATTACCTCGCCTATCTGACCTGTCTTTGAGATTACGACAACGTCATATTGCTCATTATAGCCATACACCCATGACCTACCTCTGTTTTTATTTGTCAGGGTTTGCTGTGATATATAGTCTTTTGCGACATAGTATAGTTTATTTTGATCTTCTTTCCGCAAAGCCTTGTTTTGAATCTACCTTACTAATACCTTTATCCGCGTATTCAATTGTCTCTCTTTCTGATTCTATCTTGTTGAGGATGTCGAATGCGTCAAATATGGCTAATTTTTTCGTTGCAGCTGCATTTTTAAGCTTATCTGCTGATAGGTCATCTCCACTGTCGGGAGCGATTATCTTCTCTTCTGCAACCTTTATCAGTTCCTGGACAGCTTTATGTCCTGCTGCTATTATTCTAAGCTTTACTTCCCTATTGTTCATGCTGATTTGCTTTTAAGAAAATAACCTGAATAAGCCTTGCCTCTTCTCCATCCCCAAAATTCTCAAATATACTTCTTGAATGTGGCATCCTTGATAAGAAGGCAACCATCCTATTGAACTTCGAATATACCCTGCATAGCGGTTTATGGTCGTTGTCATAGATTATGGTGCCATCCTCATCAGGACTAAGTTTATTGAGATAAAGTATAACTGTTATATCGCCCATCATCTCATCGGTGTGAATAAAATTCGGTTCCGCTTGATTAAATGGAGATTTCCTTACAAAATTATATGCTACTTTATATTCAGGGAATGCAAATTTTACGGCTTTTGCAAACTCGTCATTATTGTCTCTTGGCTGTATATTTTTGAACGTCTGTTCACCTAGTGTAATATCTTGGAATCCAATATCGAATATGTCTCTGACATAAACCTTTGGCTCTTTTATTACATCATCAATAGTAACGAGAGTCATAATCAGTTTAATTTCATTGTCACGAAATGATCGAACATCCTATATAGCTTTTCACCATCAATGTCAAATTCGTACTCCCCATTTGGAGCGAAGCAGACTATGTCACCTTCGTTGACACCCTTACTTCTTAAATATTCATTAGGGTACATCATCGTACCCATCAATGGCTCTAAACTGAACGGTTTCTTTATATAGCTCTCAGTTGCCGGCAGTGGCTTGACGAAGCAATACTTGTCATAGGCGTTCCACTTGCCTTCACTTTTGTATAAAAAAAACTGCTCCTCATCAATGAAGAACAGGTCATCTTTAAAGAAGCTCTTGCCGCTTTTACGTCTTCCTTTTATGTCGTTATAGAACTTGAAGACGTTGTGGTGAACTATTAAAGTATCCCCATTCTTAATTGGCCCCTTGTAATTTAATGGTGTCTCTATAACTTCAGCATAGCGGTTCGAGAAATTATAATCCTCTTCAGAGGTATTTACAATGAACTCAATTCCGGCTATTAGCTTTGTGTTGTTATATCGACTTCCATTTACAGGTTTCACTATAAATTGAGTCGGTGATTTCATTAAAAATCTATATTAAATTCGATTGAAGTTGGAATCGTTTGATTAAATTCTTTCCAAAGGACTATCTCGCCCTTCTTGTTGATTATGTATATCTTGATGGAAGAGCTGATATGGTCCCTCTTAATAAGATGAATCTCATTGCTATCGCCAAGCACTTTCTGCCCAACGATATAATGGATTGCACCAGATTTATAATCAGGACCTATCGATATCTTCCTTATGTCCATTATGATACTCTATGTATTGTTGCGATTACTGAAGGAATACCTGGAACACTTGGCAATGTTGTGTTGCGTTGAATTTCTATGTTTGCTGCTGATGCTCTCCACTTTATCTCTATATATTGACCTGTTGTTAATGGGACAAAATAGTTCCAAGCAGCTACTAATAAATCACCATTATTTGCTAGTGTCAATGTTGTAGCGCTATCGGCTAAATCAACTCCATTTACTGCAAACCATATGTATATCTGAGTAGCACCACCACCTGATGTCTTATGTAGTTGAGCCGAAAACTGTACATTAAAAATACCTGTTTCAGTTGTTGTTATTCTTGTGGGCCTTCCAAGTGTATCATTGGCAATACTGAATCCGCTTGTAGCTGCAACGTCAGTAGTATTTAGTTTCATTGGAAGATTTTCGTTTCCAATTGTTGTCTGTGTAGTGGTGTCATAGAATGAACCATACTTTGGAACTAAATAAGATGCTGTTGACCATGTAGCAGGAAGCCCTGCACCTTGACTTGTCAATACCTGACCTGATGATCCTTCGCTACCATTGGTATAGATACCTTTGCTTAACTCTATTCTAGTATTGGCATCGTCAACTATTATATAGGTACCACCGCTAAGAGAGGTATAATCGCCAAGCGAATAAACTCCTGTTAAAAACTCAAGCTTTAATCCTACGCCATCAAATGGCGTTGGAGACAAATAAAGTAT